CTCTTACAGGGCCGCTTTTGCGGCCCTTCTTATTAAGCAACATGATGTTGCGCTCTTCCAGACAACAGCGACGCTTGAGCGCGTCCATGGATGGACCCTCCCCGCTCCCGTCGCAAAAAATTAAAATATTTAAAATACTTTACAAAACAAAAAGCCTAACCATGTTAGGAATCGTAACGAGCAACGTCGCTCGTACAAAACAAAGGAGAACAAAATATGATACTCAAAATCTTCACAATTAAGGACTCGAAAGCTGAAATCTATATGCAGCCTTTCTTCCAAAAAACAATCGGTGAAGCCGAAAGGTCCTTCACCACTCTGGCTCAAGATCAGAAATCCACGGTTTCAATGTACCCGGAGGACTACGACCTGTACTATCTTGGAGAAATGGATGACCAAACTGGTAAAATCCAATCCCTAGACACGCCTAGTCATGTCGTGAAAGCTTGTAACCTCAAGATCGGTAAAAAATAGACCGAAAAGGTCGTGGGCATAATGAACTCCCTTGTTGTAATTATGCCCACTGACTGTTAACCTCAAAAAACAGTCATAAACAAAAGGTGGAAACAGTGAAAAGACGTCCCATGTCAAAACAAGCTTCTAGGAAAAACTTTCGCAAAAATACCGGTATTCATAAATTGAATACAATTAATCCCCGAAAGATGCGCGGCGGAATTCGACTTTAAAAAATAGGTCTTAAAATGAGATGCACGAGTCCCATTACCGTAGGATTTTATTCCGACGGCAAAACTCTATGTTGGAGTCCTCGAAAATACTGTAAGGAATATCCAACCTTCAAAATTCCCTGCGGCAAATGTATTAGCTGCCGCTTAGAATACGCCAGACAAACGGCAATTAGATGCACACACGAAGCATCAACCTGGCCTGAAAACTGCTTTCTTACCTTAACCTATAATGACCAAAACCTGGGGGACAACAAACTAAACTATCAACATATACAAAAATTCATGAAGGGATTACGCAACTCTCGTTTCAGTGAACTCCTCAACGAGATGTTCCCTTCTCTCCCCCAAAAAGAACAAAGAACCCAATGGAACCAATTACCTCAAGAAAGAAAAAAGGAATTATATGAAAAAATTCAGACGTCAGTATTTGTGGCCGGAGAATACGGAGCAAGAACAAAAAGAGCTCACTGGCACCTTCTCATCTTCAACTGGAGACCCAAAGACTCATCTCCCAAATATACTTCGGAACGGGGAGACAAAGTCTATACGGCAGATTCTCTTGGAGAGCTTTGGCCCTATGGAAACTCTGAATTCGGAGACCTTACGTTCGAATCTGCAGGCTATTGTGCACGATACGCGGCGAAAAAATTAGTTCATGGCAAAGATCAAGAACACGAATATAAACCAATATGTAAAAGGTCCTCAAAAAACGCGATAGGTAAAAGATGGATAGAGAAAAATTGGAAAGACTGCTTTACCAACGGCTATCTCATATTTCACAAGGGAAACGAGTATATAAAATGCGGTATACCCAGATATTACGAGAAGTGGCTTCAGAAGTACCAACCGGAAGCCTGGACAAAATATGTAACCAATGTAAAACCAAAGATCATAGAACTAGCAGAAAAAAAGGAGGAAAAAATAACCCTTGAAGAGAAAAAGGCCAATATGTTCAGAGCCGCTCGAAAAGGAAAGGTCATAAGTAACAATCAACAAAGAAACAAACTGTTAAAAATTAAATTTAAAGAACTACAAACCAAATTGAAAATTTAAGGAAAAAAAATGGGATTAGGAAACCGCAATTCACAACATTCATTCGCTCAAATTCCCGACGTTAAAATGGCACGTTCGGTCTTTGATCGATCTTTCAACATCAAGAAAACAATGCAATTTGACCTGCTTACCCCTTGCTTCGTGGACGAGATCGTTCCCGGAGATACCGCGAATGTAAATTTAAATGCCTTCGCCCGGTTAGCAACCCAAGTCGTCCCACTGATGGACAATATGTACATGGACTTCTACTTTTTCTTCGTTCCAAATCGGCTTATTTGGACAAACTGGGAAAGGTTCTGTGGAGCTCAACCAGATCCGGGAGACACTACCGACTTTTCTATTCCTACAATGGATTATGGAAGCGATGGAGACGTTACGGGCGGTCTATGGGACCATTTCGGGCTTCCTATGCTTGGAGCAGGGTTAGCTAATCCCCCCGAGGTTAGTGCTTTACCCTTCAGAGCCTATAATCTTATATGGAACGAATGGTTCAGAGATGAAAACCTACAGGACCGCGTTACAGTAGACAAAGACGATGGACCAGACGCTCTAACTGACTACGTTCCAAAATATAGAAACAAGCGGCATGATTATTTTACTTCATGCTTACCATGGCCTCAAAAAGGAACGGCCATCGACCTCCCCCTGGGTACGTCAGCCCCAGTCACCCGCGTTTCAAACGCTTCTCCTGTAAAATTGTATAAATCAGGTGGAAACACTTATGCGGCCACAGGCGTTAATATTACGTCTTTAGATGCTGGAGCCGGCGTTGCCGTGCCCTACGATGGTGCATCAGGTCTTAGCATTGATCCAAACGGAGGATTAATAGCCGATTTAAGCACCGCTACGGCCGCTACAATCAATCAATTACGTGAAGCCTGGCAGGTACAGTCAATTCTCGAACTCGATGCCCGTGGAGGCACCCGTTACGTCGAGATCCTACTTGCCCATTATAACGTGGAGAGTCCAGATTATAGGCTTCAACGTCCTGAATACTTAGGCGGCGGTCGGATGACCATTAACCCGCACATAGTTCCTCAGACTTCCCCGACCTCAGGTGGAAATGCTCAAGGACAACTCGCTGCTTTTGCAACAGCAAGCTCGTCAGGCAAGATTGGTTTCTCTAAATCTTTCGTAGAACACGGTTACGTCATCGGTATGGTGTGTGCTTCAGCGGACATTACTTATCAAAAAGGCATTAACCGCATGTGGCTTAAACAATCTAGATTCGATTTCTTCTGGCCCAAATTACAGGAAATCGGAGAGCAGTCCGTTATCAGTAAAGAGCTGTATTGCGATGGCTCTGCAGGTGACGAGGACGTCTTCGGGTACCAAGAACGATTCGCCGAGTACCGCTTTAAACCCTCGGAAATACACGGGTTTTTCCGATCTGACGTCGCTTCTTCTATCGATGTTTGGCATTTAGCGGAAGAATTCTCCGCCCGTCCGGAACTGAATGATGATTTTATTCATTCGAACACGCCTATTCTGAGAGCTTTGGCCATCAGTAGCTTTGCGCAGATTTATTTGGATATATTCTACTCCTATAAACACGCTCGGCCAATGTTGACCTACTCAGTACCAGCGACTCTTGGACGGTTCTAATGTGGCCCCTTATTATCCCTGCGGTAGCATCTTTAGTTGGTGGATTGTTAGCAAACTCTGGTCAAAGAGAAACTAACGCCACAAATTCGGATATAGCTAACAGGGCTAACGAAATGAACGTAGCGGAAGCGGCTCGGAATCGAGAATTTCAAGCCCAACAAACCTCTGCTCAAATGGCATTTCAAGAGAGAATGTCAAACACCGTTCATCAAAGGGAAGTCGAAGACCTTAAAAAAGCAGGAATCAACCCTTTACTGGCAAAAGACTCGGGTGCCCCTATGGCCCAAGGAGCAGCTGCTGGAGGTGATTCTGCCCACGCCGTTACTGCTCAGATGCAGAACCCAAACGCCGGTTTATCCGGTATTTTGACAACTGCTCTGGATAGTATGGAAAGGTTAAAGGGCCTCGATAAAGCAGACAAAGAAATCGGTCTGTTAGAGGCCCAAACCAAAGCTACGGGAACCAAAACAGCATTAGATGAAAAAGATTTACCGGCGGCCCGCATGAAAGCAAAAGTAATGAAAGTATTAGAAGACATGTTTAACACGTCAGGAAAACAAATCGAAAAGGTTAAGAAGAACAAAGAGATCTTCAAAATGCCCGACATGTTTCCTGGCCCAAAGGTTCAAAATAGGAGCTAAAAATGCAGAAGATTAGTAAAAGAGAAAATGGAATGGTTAGAGTATCAACAGAAAATACCCTTCCTTCCAAAACACAACAACAATTCAAAGAAACAACGGATATCAACGCAATAATGCGTAAATATCAAAGAGGTGAAGCCATTACTCACCTTAACCACAGAAAGGGACAATATGGGGACTTCACCCAAATATCAGATTATCAAGGTGCTCTTGACACTGTTCTCCGCGCTGAGAAAGCCTTTATGGCACTACCTTCAGAAACTAGAAAAAAGTTTCGAAACAACCCCCAAGAATTAATTGAATTCCTTGGCGATAAAAACAATTATAATGAAGCAGTAGCACTGGGTCTTATAGAAAAAAAAATTGAGGACATTCCAAACGCGACGATTAACGACGCGAATACGAAAAGTCCTAAATAAACTATAAATATATATCCCAGCTACGCTTCTCTTACAGGGCCGCTTTTGCGGCCCTTCTTATTAAGCAACATGATGTTGCGCTCTTCCAGACAACAGCGACGCTTGAGCGCGTCCATGGATGGACCCTCCCCGCTCCCGACGCAAAAAAT